ATGCTTAATTTCTTTTCAAGAATCCCGCTATTATCAACGCCTTGCCAGTATGTAACGCTTTATTTTTGTGTGTTCTTCATAGATTTGAAGGTTATCAATTTACGCATAATGTGTACACTGATGTGTATATCTTCTTCCGGAGTGTACACATTGCTTACCGACACAAAATTAAGAAAAGCTCTTGGCAAAAAAAGAGACCAAATCGAGGTCATTTCAGACGCACATGGTCTGAATGTCAGGTTGTCTACATCCGGCAGTATAACATTCTTTTACCGCTACAGATGGAACGGGAAAGCCGCTCAACTAACGATTGGTGATTATCCAACCACCTCATTAGCTCATGCGCGAGAACGTAGGCAGCAGTTCAGGGCTTGGCTAGCGGAAGGGCTTGATCCTAGACGGCAAGTAGTACTCGAGAAACAGAAAAAAGTAGAAGCGCTTACAGTGAAAGAAGCATTCGATTACTGGGAGAAGTACTACTGCATCCCTGAAGGTCTGGTAAAAATCAAAGTTAACCGCCGCGACTTCAATAATCATATAGCCCCAGTGCTCGGAAATATGATTGTAGATCAGACAACTAAAGCTCACTGGCTAAATCTTTTTGACGGTATGGGGCGAAGAGTGGTTACAGGGCAAATGCTCGGTTTGATGCAGCGCACATTTCGTTTCTGTTCCAACCGTGGGGTAATTAACGTGAACCCTATTGAAAGCCTTAGACGATCAGATGTAGGGCTCACAGCAGCTGTAAAAGATCGCAGGTTAAGTGATGATGAAATCATTACAGTTTGGAATGCCCTGCCTGAGATGAAATATAGGCAGCAATTGATAATGAAGTTTCTCATTATGACTGGCTGTCGAAGTACAGAGATCAGAACAGCAAAATGGGAATGGTTTGATTTCAAGGAACAAACATGGACTATCCCGGCAAGTGACTATAAAACTGGGAAGTCGGTGAGAAGGGCGCTTCCTGAGGCTGTAATACAGATGATGGTAGCTGAAAAAGAAACATCAGTTTCAAAACATGTTGTGACGTTGTCACGATACAGGGGGCCAGAAGATGACAGGCCGCCACTTCAACCAAACGTGGCTCTGTTCTCTGCGCAGATAATTGCAAAAACAGGGATGAAACCTTGGTCGCTTCATGATTTGAGAAGAACAGTGGCGACGCGCCTTTCTGAATTAGGTGCGCCACCACATGTTGTGGAAAAACTACTAGGGCATCATATGTCTGGAGTCATGGCGCGGTATAACCTCCACGATTATTTGGATGATCAGCGTCATTGGCTTGCTGTTTGGCAACGTCATCTTGAGAAGTTGATTGGCCAGCCTCTGGTTTGATACCCATGTTGTCTTCCCAAGCAAGAAGGTCTGACAAACGCCATCTTTTAGGACTGCCATTTATTTTTGGCTTCGGAAACGGCTGAGAAAAGTACGATGGCATCCGGGATGGTGTGCTCCAGAAATACAGTGTGCTGCGCGAAATTTTGTATCTGGACAGAATGTCACTGGTTATCAATATTTCATCTTGGAAATGAGATGCGTTATTCATAAAAGCCCCTTAGTTACATTGTCCAGGAAGATGCTGCAGCCTACGGGCGCAGCTCATGGCCGTCGCCACATAACTGCATTTTCTGTTTACAACTTCTACAGTGATCTTTGAGCCTTGAACCACCACCGTATAAGTTCTCTTCGTTTTCTGTCGCCCGTAGGCGCCATAAAGCTCAACATGTTTTGCCAGTGCGGCATCACAAGCCTGGCGGCCCAGCGGTGATTGCTTGCTTCGGTTTATCAGTCGCATATCCACCTCACACAAATACATCAACAGGATCGCCAGCTGCGCGCGCGTTGTCGTTCGCCTCCCGACGGAGGCCGAGAACATAGCCAACGGGATCCCAACTGGACAGAATTGCATTGAGCTCTTTCTGGCTGTGCCAGGTTGTCAGGCGTTTTTTAAGCTCGGTGGCGCAGGCGCGCAAGTTCTCCCGAGTAGGGCCGGCCATCTTCATGCACAAGCACAAAGTCAGAAGCAGATCCGAATATTCGTCGGCGGCCGCGCGCAATGCCGCAGGGTCGATGCTGGCTTCCAGCTCAGGTAATCGATGTTTAAGACTCATGCTGCACCGCCTTTGACGCGGGAGATGGTGTTATCAGCCTTCTGCACTTCCGGATGCTCGTCATAATCCGGAAGATAGCGGCGAGCGACAGCAGCCAGGGAAACCAGCGCCGCCAGAAGCTCGTCGCGCTGCCCGGCGACTTTCGCATGCTCAAGCGCTGCGTTTTCCAGCAGGGCCTTGTGCTTCTTGTAAGCCTCATATGCGTGCCAGGACTGGCCTTTGCTCACGCTGGTGGTAATGTCCGCTACCTGTTCAGGCGTCAGCGTGGTCAGTGGTTGCGCAGGGTAAATCAGAACCTGCCCGGCGTCCCAGTCGAATCCAGCCTGAATTGACTCTACTTCAACGGATGGCGACGCGCCGATGCTGCCAGGCGAGAGTATGAAGATGGTGATCTCCGGGTCGCGACGCTGCGTAGTTGGGTTTGACCAGATGCGGGCTACCAGCTCAGTGAATTTGGAGAATTTCATTCCGCGCTCAGTCATTCCAGGCCTCCAGTTCGTTCTCTATTTCGTCGTCGATTTCGTCGTTGGTGGCTTCTTCATTCAGGTAGTCGCGCGCTTCTTTGAGATAATGCTCTCGACGCCCGTCGTACCATGCTGAGAACTCTGGCGACCAGCAATTCCTGTCACCCACATGAGCGAAAAAATCGTGCATTGCGTTGTTGTAGGCCAAGTTTTCAACCATGCAATACGCCGTAGTCAGTGCCGCCTCACGGATGTAACCGCGGAGATCGCGCTTGTGCCAGTAGGGGCTATATTTCGAATCGCAGCGCCCTTTGAATTCAACTTTCCAGCGGCGTATGCATCGTGCGTTAAGTGATTTGCTCATATCGTTATCGGGAGGGCTAACCCTCCCGCCTCCCTTAGCCCAGGTATTCCGGTTTCATGTCGTCCAGGGTGATACGGAACTGGTCATACAGTTCATCACCCAGGTGGCGGCGCGATGAGGTCAGGGTGCTTTCTGCCTTCGCGAATAACGCTTCGGCTTCCGGATCCCCAGGGTTAGGAAGTGAATTTATGGCAGCCTCAACCTTGTTCTTCGCATCAACAAGGTAGTAGCGCTTCACCGCCTTATTTTTCAGTTCGGTATAAAGAGCAGTACCCAGCAGAGCTTTCTGTGATTCGATGTCTGCGCGAATGGCTTTGGCCTGATCCACTGAGTCAGCTGTATCAATTCGGTCGCGGAGTCCATCGGCAAGAGAATCAATGCTGATACCTGTACCCTGTTCGCTGGTGGTGGCGTCAGAGCTGCTGGTAATCTCAGCTACAGACATTCTTTGCACCGGCGCCGGATTGATTTCTCGTTCTGTTCGTTGCTCAACTTCATCCGGGCTATAAACACCCAGAATCACTTCAGGGCAGTACAGGCGAGCCCAGTATTTCACGCCCAGATAAGCGATCTGCTGCTTCGGGTTAGAAACCCACAATGGTGAATTACGAGTTACAACACCCGAGAGATAAAGCGGCTCACCCCAGGTGATTTCTGACTCACCGCGAAGAATCGCGCCGACCTGAACAAACAACCCGATTTCGTCTTCATCAGTCCAGCCGCGTACCCGTTCGGTAACGGTGTATTTCCCACTTTTACCGTGTTTTTCCCTGGTGATTTCCTGCGTCCTTGTGCAACGCTCCCAATCGCCGCCGTAGCGGTAATGAAATCGACCGTTGATAGCACTGGAGCTGGCGATTACCGCGTTGACGAGCTGGGCTTCATATCCGAGTACGCCATTTACCAGATGCGTTTTTTGCGCGACCGCATAGGGATTCATGCCCCACTGCATAGCCTGCATAACGATGGCCATGCAATCGGCTGGCTTACCTGCAAGGTGAGCTGGCACTGTCACTTGTGAATCAGCCATAAGGTTTGCGAAAGCAGTTAACTGACCGAGAGCCTGAACGTTAAAGATCGCGTTGCTAGCTGAAATGGTGTTTGGTGCTTGCTGTTCGGCTGTAACAATGTTGGTATTTTCCATGACTGTTCCCCCTTATGCCTGTACGCGCAGCGCTTCAAGACGGCGCACATCAAAATCGTTAAGTTCTTCGATGTAGTCTTCAGTGATCGGAGCCGGCCATTCGCCAGTGTCGAAACCGTTCGCGATGGCGCGCATTGCTTTGCGGTATTCCAGCATGCCGAGCTCCAGTAGCTCTTCGGATGCCTCGATAATGGCGATCCAGTGGTAGTTCTCGTCTTTGTTGACGAAAATCCAGAAGAACTGATCCAGAGCAGCGGTTTCGCAGTACATGGCCGCGCTGAGGTGGTAATCGCGCTCAATGATTTCCCTGTGTAACTTCGCGCGCAGGCCTTCCTGCTTGATGTTCCACATGCTGATGGTCTTCAGGTCCGCACCAATGCGCAGGCCGCTCATGTCTATCTCAAGGTCAGGGCGTACGCGAACTTCCAGCCCGGTTTCCTCATCTATACCGAAATAGCTCACTTCAACGGCGCGGCTCGGATGCTGGAGCAACTTGCCGGCGGTGGGGTGGTTCAATAGTGCTTTCTGAATGTCCAGCGCAGTGCTCATCTGATGGCGGGTAACCAATATTTTTCCTTCCGGGTTTTCGCGCCATGCATCCAGCAGTTCGTCGGCAAACACGGCATCCGGTTTAACCGATTTCACAGCCTGAATCAGATCCGCTTTGGTGCCTGATACTTTCAGCGGCTGCGCCTTCTGGGTTTCCTGAGCGACCATGTCAGGATTGATAATCGCCAGTTGTTCCAACATGGCATCACGGCTGCCGCTGGTTTTAACAGGCGCAGGCAGGGTGGCGTTGTATTCTTTGATGCAGGCCTTCATTGCTGACGCGGTAAAGTTTTTATCGTCACCAACGATTCGCTTGAACTCGTCAGGTAATTCCAGATACGCAATACCGATTGCATCTTTGTCGCCGCCCAGCGGTACCGGAGCGGGCAGGGTGGCGTTGTGCGCCTCCAGCAGCGCCTTGATGTCGTCAGCACTCAAAAGCGGCGGAAGACCGGCGTTGTACTCGTCGATAAACGCGCGGATCGTCGCAGTCGTGGTGAAGGCGCCTTCCGGGATTTCCGGCTCGATGCTGAATTCTTTTTCCAGCTGTTCAGGCTGCAGCGCCAGCGCATGCACCAGATTGCCCATATCCAGAACAGGAGAGCGCATTTTTTCAATGACTTTCGAGACGTGGCGTTTTTCGAAATACATCAGAGATATACGGGCATCTTTAACCTGAGTCGAACTGGTGCCGTTCGCCGCGTGGTAAACATCGTTCGGAACACCTTCATATCGACCGGGCTCGAAGAATTCAGGCCATTTTGTTGCTTCCGGCTCTGGCTCATGCTCTTCTTCTGCAGTTGCTGATTGCTGGTCCTTCAATACTGCCGCGGTAAGGTCAGGGCAGCGCTCAGCAAGAATGTCGCGCATGTTCACGGCATCTGCTTGCGGAGCAGTTGCATCAGTGCCTTCGCTTGCTGATACCGCATTATCATTTTCGTCTTCGACTGGCTGAGCCGTTTCCATCTGCACATCGCTGGTGGTTTCCCCGGAATTAGCTGGATGTAATTTTTCTTCTGCAGCGCGCTGGCGCGCCTGGTCCACGATAGAAAGTGCTGATGCTGATGCTGATGCTGATGCTGATGCTGATGCTGGCTGGCTATCCATCAGACCATCAATCGAAAAAACACCATTGCCCATGTTTGAAACTTCAGGCTGTTTGGGTTTAGTCAGGTCTTCCGTTACCCAGTTCGGCGCATCCGGATCGCTTACTCCGTCGATATATTCACCTCGCTCAGCTGCGAGAATCTTATCCACGGCTGACTGTTCAGCGACGGCGGCAGATGACACATGCCCGGCTTTCTCAAGCGTTTCAGCAGAGGGCGTTTCATGCTTATGCTCTGTCAGGTTCGCATTGATATAGGTCTGCAGACTTACCGGGAAATGATGAATATCGCTGGTGGCGCCACGAATGAGGGCAAAAATGGCAGCGCGTGAATAATCCAGGATGCCTGCGGTTTTACGCAGCGCAGCAGACCATTCTTTGAACGGGCTTTCTTTTTTCTGGACGATTTCTTTAGCCCGGCGATGAATGGATGCCGGGAAATTGTAGATATCGAAATCCATCGGCATTGTGGCCAGCGCAATCTCAACATCAAGCGTATCAAGGGTATGGGTGTAGTCAGGGTTGCGATCGGTTTTATTACCGCCGCCAGCATTCGTGCCGGTATCCGTTTTCTGAACAGCAGAAATATAATTGCCGGCAGACCATTCGCGAACGAGTATGCCGCGGTCAATGTGCGGAGTTTCAAACCACAGTTTTGCAAACTGGATACGCTTGCCCAGTTCGTGGCGCTTACCTTCAGGAAATACAGCTTTGTTGGCGCTGGTAAATTTCCACAGGGTAGGCATGTCGGCATCCTTCAACCCCTGGACGTTCTCAGCGGCGAGAATCAGATCCTGCACTGCGGAGTTATCGGTATCCATTTCCAGAACTGCGAGCTCTTTACGGTGAGGAATACTGATTTGATAGACGTGGTTATCATTCGCCATGTACTGCGCCAGCAGCTTAATGCGGAACGGCTGCTCAGCAATATTGAACAGGGCGTTTGTATCGTTTTCGTATTCAGCATTGCCGAACGATTCCACGGTATCGACATCACCAGCATCGTCAGCACTATTGTCATCAACCAACTCGCCAGTGACAGGGTCAGAGGATACCCCAGCATCATCGGTGTGATGAACGTCCATGGGCTCTTGTCCTGGCTTCAGTGCCCAGGTACGACCGTCGTCGGCTAGCTGGTAGCGTTCGCACCATGAGTAATCGAGCACGCCTTCAGCTGGCAGGTCGTTAAATACCGGGAAATCGGTACGGATTGGCTTTTGATAGTCTTTTCCGCGGCCTGTTTCAATCTCAGCATCTTCCAGGTCGACGTCCAACTGCAGCAGCGCGCGGGATTCGGTTTTTGCAGAACGCCAGATTACGGCATCGGCTTTACCCGATTTTTGAGTCGCTTTTATCAGATAAAAATATTCCATGTGATAGCCTCAATTTTGGATGTAGAATCCCTCGGGCCATTGATAGCGCCCATTCAGGGTGTTCATTGGTTTTTGGTAAATTCCGGTGGAACTTTGGTCGGTGTCACCGGACGTACAGCCCGCTTCGGCGGGTTTACGTTAGGCCTCGTTGGCCATCTGGTCGTATTGACCGCACTTCGTAGAGCAATAGGTTCTTTCCCGTGGCGCCAGTTGCGAACCGTGAATGATGAGGATGGTCATTTTTACTTCCTTGCCTTCCTCAATCGGCTTGCGGCAATAAGCGCATTTCTTCTGCATAACTCCCCCTACATTTGCGCCGTAAATGCGGCTGGGTTTTCTGCTAATACTCCCTTTAGCTGGTAACAGTTTTCTTCAACGCCCTGCTCAACAGCAGCTTTCTTACAATCCGACTCGCTGTCATATACACCGAGAAGAACGTCCTGATTTCCGCCAGTCAGCATGCCGACAGTGAGAACCAAAGCGTAAAAACTACCCATCAGTGAGTCCCCGCTAGTACAAGGTTTTCTTCTACGCTTCGTGAAGCGTAAGGACGGCGAATATTGCGTAAGTTTCCCTGCGGTTCGTGCCAGTAGAGGCCATTACGGTAATCAAATGAAACCAGCCAGGCTGCGCCGGTACGCTGATTACGCATTTTGATCGCTCGACCGCTCTTTGGTACTGAATCAGCCATATGTGACCACCAATTTGATGATTACTAACCAGAAGATAATTCCGACGCCCAAACAGATGATGAGTGAGCGCCAACCGTTTTTACTCATCTGAGCCCTCATTGCCTTGTCGCCGGCCAGCGGAACGTTTACCACCTGACAACAATGCGGTTTGTTGTCGATGAGCTAAATCTACAACCATAAATTTCAATAGTCAAATGATTGAAACTAAATTTAGTAATTGAGGGCGAAAAAAAACGCCGACTATGTCAGCGCTAGGGGGCGGGTAATTAGCGATTAAGGTCTTTTATCAAATCACCAACATCGTCTTTTAGTGCTTGAAGGTCTCTCAAAACGCCCTTTGCGTGAAGGATTAAACGTAGTTTTTCTGCTTCGGGAAGTTGGTTAAAGATGCTTAGGAGCGCTTCTTCGGTAACATCGAGTTTTTTGGGAAGGCCTAGTTGAGCTACCAGTTCGGGATCATCTGTATCAGGCTGCATGAAATACCAATGCTCGGGCTTTCCCGTTACTTCAGCAAGCAACTTCAGCTTCTTGCCCCGCGGTATAGAACTTCCTTTCGCCCACTTCTGCACCGCCTGCGGCGTTACACCAACGCGGCGGGCTAAATCGGAAAGGTTCCAACCATGCTCAGTAATGGCTTGGTTAAACCTGTAAGCAAAAACTTGATTGGTTTCGGTAGTCATACTTTCCATTTTACAACTCCATGTTTCAGAAGTAACTGAAACAAATTGGAGTAATTTAATTGAAACATACGGTTTCAATGTGTATGCTTGTTTTCAACAAAAGGAGGAGTCATGAACGAGCAACTTAAAAACAAAGTTAAATCAATCACTACACAAACCGCGCTTGGTGAGGCAATGGGACTTTCATCTCAGGCTGTAAGTCGCTGGATGAATTCAGGAAAAGTCCCCACATCACGGGTGCGCGCGCTTTGTAAGTTTCTTAATTGGCAGGTTACACCTCATGAAATTGATCCTGAGGCGTACCCAAACCCCACCGACGGTCTGCCGAAACAGGAAGACTGACCATGCAAACACTTTCCTTTCAACAAAATACCGGATTCAACCCCGGCGCTCTGATAAAGCGAAATCAGGCGAAAGTGGAAGATCACGACGGCATTCGTTCTGCCGTTCGCGCCTGGGCTGCAGCTAAAGGTCAGGATGTTGTTTCGGCATACATCATCGATGAGTGGCGCCAGCAGGGCGGGGAAGAAATTGAATTTCCTGCGGACATCAGCCGCGCCCGCCAGAAGCTTTTCCGTTACCTGGATAACGAGGTCGATTCGGAAAAGTATCGCGCGTATGTGCGTCTTCTGACGCCAGCCATCATGGCCGTACTCCCGCTGGAATACCGCCACCGCCTGTTGCCTGAAGACAATTTCATGTCCCGCCTGGCACGACTGGAGAAAGAGACCAGCGAAGCGAAGGTAGCTGTTGCTATGGGAGCTCCACGCCATCAAAAGCTGAAAGAACTGAGCGAAGGAATATTCGAGATGTTCCGGGTTGACCCAGAGCTAACGGGGCCGCTAATGGCAATCGTCACCTCAATGCTCGGCACGTTGTAGCTGGAGGTTTATGTGAACCATATCGAATTCATTGAGAAAAACGTCCGCGAAGAGCTTATCCGGCAGGGCTTTACCCAGGCAGTGGCTCAGGGGGAGCATTTCAGGCCGTCGATATGTACAAGCGCATGTCTCAGGCAAGTCGTAAGGGAGGCATTTTTGATGATGTTATGCGCCACGCCAGGCTGTGGGCTGAGAAGCAAACCAGCGCTGCAGAAAAGCGAGAAGCAAAGAAATCAATCCTTAAGGGGAATAACCATGTTGGGTTGTTCTGAGTGGGTGAAGACTGTTGTGCGCCAACACAGCCAGTCTTCGGGGTGTGAAAAAAGGGCTCTTAGTTCACGGAGTGAGTATGTCAAATACCGCTGAAGTTATCAATTTTCCGATTAAAACCGAGCGTTCGGGAGGTCAAATGGCCGACCTGGCTAACGGGTATACCAAGATCGCAAACGAGATACAGAAGCTCAAGCCACGTCTGCGGATGTCTGGTCGTGAGTGGCAGTGTCTTGAGGCTGTTATCTGGCTTACCTATGGATGGAACAAGAAGCAGGACCGAGTAACTAACACGGTGATTGCTGAGCTTACAGACCTCGGAGAGTCGCATATTTCCGACACAATCAAATCTCTCGCGGAGCGGAAAATTATCTTCGCTCATAAGCAGGGAGTGATGAAAATTGTCGGTATAAATACTGAGCTATCTGAGTGGGTTTTAGACAAACCGAAAACGGGAAAACTCTTCCCGGAATCGGGAAAAGTGTTACCGAAAACGGGAAAACCTTTCCCGGAAACGGGAGACACCCAATACAAGAACAAGAACAATAGTAAAAGATCTTCTTCGTCTCGGAATTCTAAAGAATCCCGAAACGAGGAAACTTTGAAGTTTCTCTCTCGTCATCCAGAAGCGGTCGATGGGATTTACACCCCTGCAGGCAAATCCTGGGGAACAGCTGACGACCTCAAAGCCGCGCGATGGATTTTCGATAAAGCCCTCACCGTGAATGCTTCACTCTCAGAACCGAACTGGGTTGAATGGGCAAACACCATCCGTCTGATGCGCATGCAGGACAAGCGCAGCCATTACGAAATCTGCGAATTGTTCAAGTGGGCCAACGAAGACAGCTTCTGGCAGAACAACATTCTGAGCCCCACCAGTCTGCGAAAACAGTGGGATAAGCTCACGACTAAACGTCAGCGCAACCCAAACCCACCACACGCTAAATCCTGTGCAGCTGCGCTGGACAATACCGACTGGATCAAGGGGGTACTTGAATGAAATCTCTCGCAGAAAGCATGCATAACTTTGACCGGAAGAACTTCCAGCGTATCGCCGCCGGCATGCCTGAAATGCAGGATGCGCATAGCTTTGCACATCAGGCGACAAAAACGGCTGAGATATTCAACGAGCTGTTTCGCCAGCTGCTCGCCGTATTCCCGGCACTGGCCAGCAAGTCTGCAGAAGACCTCAACGAGATGCGCCGGCAATGGCTTCTGGCGTTCAAAGAGAACGGGATCACCACCATGGAGCAGATTAACGCCGGAATGCGTGTTGCCCGCAAACAGGAAAAACCGTTCATGCCGTCGCCGGGACAGTTCGTCGCCTGGTGCCGTTCAGAACAGGCTGTTTCTGCTGGACTGCCAGATGCGAATGAACTGGTTGATATGGTCTACCAGTATTGCCGAACTCGCGGACAGTACCCCGATGCGGAGTCATATCCTTGGCCTGAGCACAAAGTCATCCCGGCCACGCTGAAGCACAAAGCCTGCTACTGGATGGTCACGGGACTGTACACCGATATGCGCGCAAATGGCCTCAGCGATTCAGAACTGCGTCGTAAAGCATCGGATGAACTGTTGCGTATGGTTCGTCGCTTGAACGCTGGAGAAAAGATTCCAGAACCGGTTAAGCAGATCCCAAAACTCGGAGGACGTCCGCTAAGCAACGAGCAGGGGTTAAACAAAATTGCTGAGATTCGCGCGAAGTTCGGTTTGGGAAGAGGGCGCAATCATGGCTAGAGCATTTTCAACTGCTGAGCGCCGGGAGTATGTCCGCGCAGTGATTCGTATCACGAAACATCAGGGGCGTCTGACCACCAGCGATGCAATGAAAAAACTGGGGTTAAGCCGCGATACCGTCCTGAAGTATTTCCGCGAGGCGGAAGCCGCTGGCGAAGTCGTTCGTCATGGCCGATCCGGTTTATTCCGCGATCAGCGCGCCATCATCGATTTTGACATGAAACGATTTGGTCTGGTGCCGAAAGCAGTTGTTGGGATGAATTACAGCCTGCTTGGCAGTCCTGTTTTTCAGCGAGTTTTAGATGTTCAGGAGGCTATTCATGGCTAAGAATTCTATCGATGTATACGGTGCCAGCGGCAAAACAAACGTGCTCAACTTCGAGCCTGAAAACCTGCACCTGGTCACCGATAAGACCCACCCACTTTACGATGAGCGTGTACACCTGCCGATCGAAGAAGGGATGGTGCTGAACATTGCGGAGCTGGGTGTACTGGAGCCGATCATCGTCTGGAAAGACCCTGAAACGGGGCTCACCTGCGTAGTTGTTGGCCGTCAGCGCGTTAAACATACCCTGGAGGCAAATAAACTCCGTCTGAAAGAAGGCAAAGACCCATTGCTTGTTCCTGGAGTCGTTAAGCGCGGATCAGCAAATCAGATGGCTAAATACATGGTCAGTGAAAACGAAATTCGCCGACCAGATACACCGCTTGGCCGGGCTAAGAAAATGTCAGACGCGCTCGACCGCGGGCTCGATGAGGACGACATTGCGGTGTTGTTTGGCTGCAGCGTTCAGACCGTTCGAGCAACGCTCTCCCTCCTCGATGCTACTCAGGCCGTCAGGGAAGCGGTGGAGGCTGGCACAGTCACCGTTACCCAGGCGCGACAGCTGGCATCGCTTAAACCCGAAGAACAGCGGGAGAAAGTCGCTGAAATCGAAGCGGCAACTGCTGGCACAACCGGCCATGAAAAAGCCAGGCGTCAGCGCGCTGTGCTTGGCGAAACTAAGTCACGTCTCAAATCACGCAAAGAAATCACAAAAGCCCTCGAAGGTGCCAGCGGTGAATACGCGGCGGCTCTGCGCTGGGTGCTCGGGGAGGTTGCATGACAATCGTAAAAACACATACTGGCACCGTGATCACCAAAGACGGTCCGCAGGTAAAAAAAACTGCACCAGACAGAGCGGATGTGGGTCGTCGGCAAAAACGAGTTTTACCACAAAGAGACCGGACGCCGTCATTTTGCTGAGAATACGCGCCGTCGGCTGTTGTTGGAAACCATTGAGGCGATAGGTGGTTCACATGACTGAACACGTCGAAAAATACACAAACAAGGCAATAGAAATTATTGCTGACTATATCCAGCGCACTAACAAAAAAAACGAGCAGTTGCAGGAAGCGAAGGTGCGCTTGGATAAAAAAATCGCTCTGTTCGCAGACGATGAGAACTGCAACACAAACAGGCTGATGGCCGTATTTGTACCAGCAATGACCAGCCATACTCGGGATGGCTTTTTCGAAGAGATAGCAACAGCTTTAGAGAGAGCCGAATAATGGACCCTTCACTGAATTACGCCTGCAAGCGCGTGCAGGAATTGGAAAGCCTGCTTCTGGTGGAAATACCGGAAACAGTATGGCCAACGGAAGTCGGCATGGTCTTCGCTCAGATTGAAAACGCCGGGACGCTCCCGGCACACCACCAGCACCGACTACAGCACCATATCAACCGCATGTGGCTGGAAAAAATGCCGGTACCGTCAATTATCGCCGCGGCAGGTTCGCTGGCCAGCGCTATGGAGAAATACGCGTGAGTGAAATCATCGTTGATAACTTTGCTGGCGGCGGCGGCGCCTCGACGGGCATCGAGATGGCGATTGGGCGTAGTGTTGATATCGCGATAAACCACGACCCGAATGCTGTTGCGATGCATACCACCAATCACCCGGACACGCTGCACTATTGCGAGTCTGTTTATTCAGTTCGCCCGAATGTTGCGACTGCCGGCCGCCGCGTTGGTTTGGCCTGGTTCTCGCCTGACTGTCGCCACTTTTCCAAAGCGAAAGGGGCTAAACCAGTTGAAAAAGCAATTCGTGGGCTGGCGTGGATCGTTATCCGCTGGGCGCTGGATGTTGGCCCGCGGGTAATGATGCTGGAGAACGTGGAAGAGTTTAAAACTTGGGGACCGCTGCTGGCGGCAGAAATGCGTCCGGATCCAGAATGCGTCGGTGAAACATTCCGGGCATTTGTAGGGATGCTGACAACCGGTATCCCGGCGAACCATCCTGCATTGGCAGAATGCTGCGAGTTTCTGAACATTTCGCTTGATAGCGAAGATGCCGCACGGTTGGTAAAAGGGCTGGGATACATCGTTGAGTATCGAGAACTGCGCGCCTGCGACTATGGCGCACCGACGATTAGAAAACGGTTCTTCATGGTCATGCGCCGGGACGGTAAGCCGATAGTATGGCCGGAAGCTACTCATGGTGATCCGAAATCACCGGCGGTGCTAGCTGGGAAACTGGCACCATGGCGCACAGCTGCAGAATGTATCGACTGGTCAATTCCAGCGTCAAGCATTTTCGACCGCAAAAAGTCTCTGGCAGAGAATACGCTGAAGCGGATCGCGCGCGGCATCCAACGCTTTGTTATCGAGAGCGCGTCGCCGTTTATCGTAAAGTGCAATCACACTACCACTAAAGGCAAATACGATTGCTTCCGGGGGCAGGCTCTCTCTGAACCGCTGCAGACGATTACGAAAACCCACGGCTACGCAATCGCGGTACCTCATTTGACGAAGTTCCGCACCGGGGCAACCGGGCAGTCAGTCACCGAACCGGTACCAACGGTGACGGCTGGCACGTCCAGGCGCCCCGGCGGGAATGGTCATGCGTTAGGGGTAGTCGAAGCCGCGATCATGCCGTTCCTGGCTGGAAACGGCGGCAGCGAGTACCAGGCCAAACCACGTCCGCTAGATAAACCCGCTCATATTATCCTGAAAGAGTCCCGTGCCTGCGTCGTCGCTCCGGTTATTGCCCGGCAGTTTGGCGCCAGCATCGGCCACCGGGTGGACGTGCCGAACGCGACTATCACGGCGGGCGGTGGAGGCAAATCGCAGTTGGTGACGCCGACGCTGATTCAGATGGGATATGGCGAGCGCCCCGGGCAGGAGCCGCGTGTATTAAATTTGAATAACCCATTGGGGACTGTAACCGCCGGCGGAAACAAATTCGCGACGGTGAGCGCGTTTCTGGCGAAGCACTATGGCGGCAACTACACCGGGCCCGGTGTTGGGCTGGATGAACCGACACACTCAGTGACGACAGTTGACCATCATGCGGTAGTTGCGGCGCATCTTATGGTGAACAATACCGGGCATTCTGGCGGTTCCGTGGAATCTCCTGCGCATACGGTTACGACTGGCAATCACCACGCCGTTGTTGCTTCTCACCTGGTTAAGTTACGCGGCACCTGCCGAGACGGGCAACGAACTGATGCGCCGATGCCGACTATTACCGCTGGTGGCCAGCACGTCGGGGAAGTTGAGACCACTCTCGCTGTTGAGTATTACGACGAGCAACGCGCGCAACAGGTGTTAGCGTTCCTGAAAGAATATTGCGGAGCCGATAGCACCGGGCTGGTGGAAATCGCCGGGGTAACTTACCGCATCGTGGATATCGGCATGCGTATGCTTCAGCCGCATGAGCTGTACCGCGCGCAGGGTTTCCCGGAGTGGTACATCATCGACCAGGATTACCGCGGCGTTAAGTATGCGAAGGATAAGCAAGTGGCGCGATGCGGTAACGCTGTGCCGCCTCCGTTCGCCGAAGCGTTAGTGAGGGCAAATCTCCCGGAGATGTGCCTGAAAAAAGACATCGCAGCATGATAAAGCCCGCTTCGGCGGGTTTTTAATATTGAAAAACATCAAATTAAACATAGGCATGGAGCTAGCAAAAAGTGCCTTTAATGTCTTGACCATTTCATTCTTCAGATATACTGTTTATTTATACAGTATCTGCGTGAGGTGCTCATTATGAAAATAGAACTCACAATTGCAAAAGACAAAAAACTCCCTACAGGGGCTGTTCCTGCGCTTGAAAAGGAGCTTCTACGCCGGTTATCCGAGTCCTATGACGACTGCAAATTAAGAATACGGATCACCAGCAATGATGGGCTCAGCGTTTTGGGCGGCGCTGACGGCGATAAAAAGCGTGTAGAGCAAATCCTGCAAGAGACGTGGGAAAGTGCTGACGACTGGTTTTATTAGTTTAATTGTGATGGTGGCGGCTCTTATCCCAGAGCATCGCATTCGCGTTTCCCTTGATGCTGCTACCCGTTTTTTATGAGTGCGTCTGTATGTCGCTCAGGGGGTAATGTGACAGATGGTATTGAGCCAAATCAGAAGGAGAATCTTTGGGCTACCGTCACGGATGGTTCCGGACATGTTTTGTGCTCATTTCGATTAGCTTTGAATGACCGAATCCTTCTAACGAATATCAATAGCGAAGTGTCGGTGAGAAAAATTGCAAAAGATGAACACCTCTGGACAAGGAAATCGTTGGTGGAAGTTATCAAGGAAATGGGCTCTAAAAATTGACTCTTAACAGCTAGCTACATCATACTTGCAGTGCTGGTCTGAACAACCAGCCACCTGACAGTGATGCGCCACCGGAGAACGTGATGGCGCAACTTCACTTAATAAAACATTCTCAAGGCATCCTGATCCCCGCAACGCCGGAGACCAGCGATTTTCTACAATCAAAATGCAAACTCGGCGCCGTCCTGGAGGCCGAATATAGACTTGTCCGCAATCCGGCGTTTCACCGCCGATATTTCGCATTACTCAATCTGGGCTTTGAATACTGGGAGCCTACCGGCGGTGCAATCTCTTCGAACGAGCGCAGGCTGATTCTCGGTTATTCCAAATTCCTTGCATCCCATGGCGGCAATGAATCGGTATTCCAGGATATCGCCGAGCAGTATCTTGACCGCGTCGCAGAAAAACGAGCCGGAAGCATCAGCATCTGCAAATCCTTTGACGCCTATCGCTCATGGGTAATCGTCGAAGCTGGCCATTACGATGCGCTTCAGCTGCCGGATGGCACTCTGAAAAAGCATCCCCGTAGCATTTCCTTCGCCAGTATGGACGAAACCGAATTCCACCAGCTTTACCAGGCATCATTAGATGTGCTCTGGCGGTGGATTCTGTCCCAAAAATTCGCCAGTCGTGAAGCTGCTGAAAATGCAGCGTCTCAATTGCTCAGCTTTGCGGGGTGAGGCGATGAAATATTCATGGTTTCACCATCACGACTGCACAACCCAGCAGGCCGATGAACTGATGGATAAGTACCGCAAACGCGGGGTAAAGGTCGAACGTAGTTTAAACCAAGATTTTACGACCTGGACCGTCAGCGTTGAGCTGGTGGAAGACAGGAATCCACCGCGGCCTGATTCCCGCTGGCGCAACCGGATGTGGGGGTGAACATGGCAAAGAGACCCCAACGACGCTGCAAAATATGTCGGGTGAAATTCACTCCTGCATTCGAAAATCATCGCTGGTGCTGTCCTGAGCATGGCGCTGAATTTGCCATGCTGGAACTTGAGAAGAAACGCGAAAAGCAGGCTCAGGCGAAAGCGAAGAAAGAGCGCGCCGAATGGCGCAAACGCAAAGCCGCGGTGAAACCTCTCAGACACTGGGAGGATATGACCCAGCGTGTCGTTAACGACTATATCCGCGAACGAGACTACGACTTGCCTTGCATCAGTTGCGGCACGTTTGACACGGTTCAGTGGGAAGCTGGTCATTACCGTTCCCGCGGTAAAGCATCGCACCTGCGCTACCACGAGGACAACATTCACAAGCAGTGCCATCACTGCAACGTGAATTTGTCAGGAAACCAGCAGCAGTGCCGCATTGGTCTGGTAGAGAAAATCGGCGCTGAGCGCGTCGAGGCGCTGGAAAACAACAACACCCCTCACCGATACACCATCGAAGAACTGGAAGGCATCAGGCGCCATTACAGCGCACTACGCCGTGCGCTAATAAAACAACGGGAGGCCGCATGAGCCGTGACGTTATCGAACGTATCCGCGAACGCTGGCAAAAGCTCCGCCTTTTCCGGTGCCGCGGAACAGTAATGACTGATTATCGCATTTTGAAAAACTTTGTCCGCATTTATCAGTCTCTTGGAGAAATAGCATGAACCTCGAAAATACAGTGAAATACCACTTCGCGAAGTCCACTATGATTAGCGATTCTCCACGAGCGACGACATCAGACTCATTAACCGGCACTGACATTATGGCTGCAATGGGCATGACACAGGAACGTGCTGCTATGGGGTATAGCGCTTTTCTGGGCAAGATGGGCATTAGCAACAATGATCGAGAACGAGCTATCGGTCTATTAGCTGAATATGCGCTGACAAAATGCGATAAAGTTGCCGCGCTGCGCAAGCTCGCGACGAACGTAAAACCTCAGGTTATTCAGATCCTCGCAACGTTCGCCTTTGAGGACTATTCGCGAAGCGCTTCCAGCAAAAAAAAATGTGACTGCTGCTGCGGTTCCGGATTCATCGACGTAGAGGTCTTCACCAACAAAGTATCGTATCCGGACGGCAAACCGCCGAAGTGGGTCAAAGTTACAAAGGGGATCTATCCATCATACTGGGAGGAGGTGAAGTCGGTCCGGGAGCAGGTCCGGGTGCTTTGCCAAAAGTGCAAGGGAAAAGGGACTGTTAGCGCTGCCTGTAACGACTGCCACGGTCGGGGGAAGGTAGTGAACCAGGATGAGACGGAGAAGCAGGGAGTGCCTGTCATGGGCAACTGCAAGCGCTGTGGTGGTCGTGGGTATGAGCGAATCCTCTCCACTGCTGTGCACAGTGCCATTTGCCAGGTAACGGATGCCATCACCCTGGATACATGGAAGAAGACGGTTAAACCATTTTTTGACGAACTGATCACTAAATTCGATATAGAAGAGGCATGGGCGGAGGGACAGCTCAAACAAATAACGCGCTGAGATATTTACTTTTCCCGAATTCGTGTTAATTTGTTCTTACGATGGGCATTGTCTGTTCACCGTTGATCAACCCGCCAGCGAGCGGGTTTTTTTATGGACATAAATTACCATTGCCATTCGCATGTGTATAATTCCCTGCTTTGCATCAGGCGATATTATGAGAAAGATTATTTTCCCAGCATTGTTTTTAGTGGCTTCCGCGCATGCCACTAACCAGCCAACGATGATGGTTTTCAAATGCTCTCCAGAACATTCTAAAAACAACACTATTGTTACTTGGCAAGATGTGAAGAAACAAGATGGCTGGCATCGTTATGCTAGCTGGAAAGATAAGGAGGGAGAGCATTATGGCATTGAGCTGTATTTCAATGGTTCATCGCCTAATAAGGATGGACAGATTGAGGATATATATGTGTTTGGCAATATGGATAGCCAGAAAAAAATATCAGGACCCGCAATCTCTATGATTCTCAATAAAAAGGCAAAGTTGCTAACTTACAGTATTACGAACGACTTGGTAGGGTCGGACGTGCACAACCCTCTGGAGAAAGGGACGTGCACCTTAAGCGATAAAGGTTAAATCTACTATCGAGCCACATCAGTATAACAACTTCATTAAAGCTGCCTTTTGGCGGCTTTTTTTATATCAGGCTCACGGGAATCATCTGCGACGAGCTTGGTTGATAAATCAGCCCAACGGTCCTGACCCTTTCAAACACACACAGCACCCCGTTTTTTCGGAGGTGATATGGCTAAACGTATGCAAGATAAAGAAAGCATTGCCGGAGTCTCATGGCTGATTGTCCTTGCTCTGTCATGCTGGGGCGGTCTTGTCCGATACCTGATTGACGTTAAGCAAAACAAAGCTACCTGGAGCTGGATTAACGCTCTCGCGCAAATCGTGGTTTCAGGATTCACCGGTGTCATCGGTGGGCTTGTCAGCATAGAAGGCGGCCTAAGTATTTACATGATTCTGGCCACTGCCGGTATCAGTGGGACTATGGGTTCTGTAGCGCTCACGTATTTCTGGGAGCGAATCACCGGAGTGAGAGCACAATGACAGCAGACCAGATTATCGAGGGTATCCTCGGCAAAGAGGGTGGTTATGTCGATCACCCCTCTGATAAAGGCGGCCCTACTCGCTGGGGTATCACGCAGAACACAGCGCGTGCATACGGTTACAAAGGCGATATGAAAGAGCTCCCTCGGGAAACTGCGAAAGAAATCTATATGCAGCAGTATTGGCTGGAGCCCAAATTTGACAAGATCGCCGAATTGTCACCATCAATCGCAGAAGAGTTATGCGATACCGGCGTCAACATGGGGCCGCGTGTTTCCACAACGTTCCTTCAGCGTTGGCTGACGGCACTGAACCAACGCGGCAAACTATATCCCGACCTGAAACCGGATGGCGTCATTGGGAACATCACGATCGCCGCACTGCGCAGTTACCTAGCCGTACGGGGTAGCGCAGGGGTCACGGTGATACAGAAAGGGTTGAACTGCAGTCAGGGCGCACGGTATCTCGAACTTGCGGAAGCGCGGGAAGCCAATGAAGAATTTCTCTTCGGGTGGGTGAAGGAGAGAGTAAACCTATGAAGCTAATTATCTTCTTTCTGCTTGCGCTGGTGGTTGTTTTAACGTTGTTGCTGTTAAGAAAGTATACCCGGATTGAGTTTGTGGGACATGCTCGCCTGTTAGTTAGAACTTGGTCTGTTCGTCTGGGGACTGCTGGCGCGCTGGTCGGTGTATGGGCGCAGTCATTCCCGGATGCCGCGCTTCAAGCTTGGGCAATGCTGCCGCCGGATATCAAAAACATCCTTCCGCCAAATATCGTTGCACTAATTAGCCCTGCGCTGGTAGTGCTGGCGGTGCTCTCACAATATGTACGGCAGCCGGCATTGAAAGATAAGGCCGACAAACAGAAGGAGCCGAAGCAATGAGTTTTGAAATTATTGCTGAGCTGGTGGTCCTTATCCTGGGTGCTATCGCTGGTGCATTCGGTATTGGCCATGCTCGCGGTACCAGCAAGGCAGAAGCCAAATCAGCACAAACGCGTACTGAAGAGAAAGCCGCTGCTAGCGTCGCCGCGTCTGAACGGAAAGAGGAAGCCACAAGAGAGGCCTGCAATGTACAGCAGACAGTTAGCCATATGCCTGATGACGATGTTGATCGGGAGCTGCGCGAAAAGTTTACCCGCCCCGGTGGTGGTTGATACGGCCTGCAACTGGGTACGAATCATCTACCTGACCGACCACGATATCAATGTGCTGGATAAGCAGACCAAGCGCGACATTCTGGCGCACAACAAATCAGTGCTGGCCAATTGCTCGCAAATTACAGAGAAGGGTGCTAAGTAATACAGAGAAGGGTGCTAAGTAATACAGAGAAGGTCTAACTTATTGATATATATACTGCCACATTAGTAAAAATCTGAAAGCGAGACAATAGAGCGGTAAACAATGAAAAGTTTGTATCTAATTCATGGGCGCTAATGCACTATTGATTTTTAAATTCCTTCAATCTAAGAAGCTGCCCATGACGAAAAATTCACTTCCTAAACTTCCCCACGATTATCGTTACGGAGACGAACACTCAATCCAGCCTCATTCTGATGGGGAATATTTTGCGCCACAGGGGTGTGTTATCAAGTCTGTTGATCTTTCTAACGGAGTGGTTATCTATGTTCCTATCCAGCGCTACATTGAGCATTTAAATATATGGGTCACTGTCTAAGGAACCCTCGAGTAATTTGTTAGCAACCCACTTGGTTGGAGCGAATTGATCATTGGTATCAAAAGAACAGCATATACATCTTTTGTTCTGGTTCAATGTTCTGGATAGTAGTGAATAATTAATATAAAGGGCTTTTTCAGTAATTAAATGATATCGATAGCCAAAATGAAGCTATCATCTCGTAACTACTGCCAGCTAACACCGAAATGGCAGAGGTCAGTTATTAAGCAGAAAAGTCTCACCCGGGTGGCTCCTTAGAGATTTTAGTTTTCTAACTGGTATTAACCAAAGGTCGCATCTTTATGCGGCCTTTTTTATTGTGCGCAACAAGTATCCTGTAGGTAACCGCTCTGCTTGTATACGTGGCAAGGATAAATGCGAATGCATCACAGAGGCCATTCTCAGAGTGACCTCGATAATGCCCCACATCGCACAGAGGTAAGACATGTCAGAGATCACCGCATCCGAACAAATCCGCCTAGATATCATCAAGAAAGTTAACTACGACACTGCCGCGGCTAAGCTGGCCATTGATTGGGTTGGCGATAGCTATCTCAAAGCAGAGCTCTTTGCAGACTCTTTCGATCGTGTTTACACGGAAAGTGAGATTGTCTCGAAAACCCGAAAGGCGATTCAGGAAGCAACCGAAGCGCTGGCACTGTTTGATACAGTCACGGAGCAGTCCAGTTAAGTCGTTACAGCAGGCATTCTATGAGTGCATGTGATAATGACGATTTGTGGTGTACTTGTTAATCGTCAAAGAAGCAGGAGATAGAACGCGACTATCACGATGGCTACCCTACAGAGAGAGGCACACCCGAGCCAATATGTACACCACAACCCACACAGGCCACAGGCGTTCGCTGGTGGCTTTTTTTATTGGAGTAATCCATGGCAAAGCCGGACTGGGGCGAGCTTCAGCAACGGTTCCTGTCCGATCATGCCGCAACCGGCGTATCACCGAAGGATTGGTGTGAAGCGCAGGGACTGAATTACGCTACTGCCCGCCGATACATCAAGAAACCCACTGCGCAAACTGCGCAAAAACCTGCGCAGAAGAAATTGCGCACCGCGCAAAAGGAAAAGTGCGCAGAAGAGCTGGTGGATAGCAAACTAAGTCCTAAGGTTAAGCGCTTCATTGCTGAATACCTCAAGGACCAGAATGCAACGGCAGCCGCTGCGCGTGCAGGCTACAGCGACCCGAACTATGGCCGTCAGCTTCTAACGAATCCTAACGTTGCGCAGGCCATTGCGCAGCAGCAGAAAGCATCCATCGTGCGCACGCTGGGAAGTGCCGATGAAGTGCTTGAGCAGATGTGGCGGCTGGCAACGTTCGACGCCAACCAGCTTTCTCAGTATCGCCGCGGGAGCTGCCGTTACTGCTGGGGCTTCGGTCATCAGTATCAGTGGCGCGATGCCGTAGAGTACGAAGAGAAGCGCCTCGAAGCACTTGAGCGTAAACGTCGGGAACCTTTGGATGATGGGGGATACGGCTACGACCACACTAGCGCACCTAACCCGGAATGTCCTCGCTGCAATGGGGATGGTATCGGCCAGCCTTTCTTCGCTGATACGCGCAAGCTGGCGCCTGATGCAGCGCTTGCCTATTCCGGCGTGAAGCTCGGAAAGAACGGTGTGGAGATAACCGCTATCAGCCGCGAGCGAATGTTCGAGGCGGTGATGAAGCGTCTCGGCCTGGCTGATAGTGAATTCGCCCAGCGCCTGCAGCAGATAGAAATTGAGCGCCGGCAGCTGGAGATCGACAAACTTCGCAAAGAACTGGCCGCTGACCCGGAAGATGACGAGCCAACGCCAGTTGCGATCAATATCAACGTAGTCGATGCGCGAGTGAGGGAAGAGGATGGCGATAGCACCGACGCTTAACGTTCCTCAGGCCAAATTCCTTGCGATGCAGTACAAGTTTAAGGCCTATGTCGCCGGCTTCGGTTCTGGCAAAACATGGGTCGGTTGCGGCGGCATCTGCAAAGGAATGTGGGAACACCCAAAAATCAACCAGGGTTACTTTGCCCCTACGTATCCGCAGATCCGTGACATCTTTTATCCCACCGTTGAGGAAGTAGCCAATGACTGGGGGCTGAATGTCAAAATCAACGAGGGGAACAAAGAGGTTCACTTCTACGCCGGGCGCCAGTATCGCGGAACCACGATCTGCCGCTCGATGGAGAAACCACAAACCATCGTTGGTTTTAAAATTGGTAACGCGCTGATTGATGAGCTGGACGTGATGCCCGCGCAAAAGGCGCAATTAGCCTGGCGAAAAATCATCGCGCGTATGCGTTACAAGGTGCCCGGCCTGCGTAACGGAATAGACGTCACCACGACGCCGGAAGGGTTTAAATTCGTTTATCAGCAGTTCGCAAAGGCTGTGCGTGATAAACCCTCTCTCTCAACGCTGTACGGACTGGTTCAGGCCTCGACGTTCGACAACGAAAAGAACTTGCCGGCGGACTACATCCCGTCATTGATGGAGTCATACCCGCCGGAACTGATAAAGGCTTATCTGCGTGGCCAGTTCACCAACCTGACCAGCGGGACGATTTACCATCAGTTCGATCGTAAGCTGAATAACTGCCGGGAAGAGGAGCAGCCCGGCGAGCCTCTGTATATTGGTATGGACTTTAACGTCGGGAAGATGGCCGGGATTGTTCACGTGTTACGTCTGGGGCTTCCGTTTGCGGTGAATGAAATCGTGAAGGCTTACGATACCCCTGACATGATTCGCATCATCAAAGAACGGTTCTGGCTGTACGACGGCAAAGATTATCGCAAGGTGCGTGAAATCTATATCTATCCGGATGCTTCCGGTGATTCTCGTAAATCCAGCAATGCCAGCGCCACTGATATCGCCCAGCTTAAGCAGGCTGGCTTCAATGTGGTTGTTAATGCATCAAACCCACCAGTGAAAGACCGCATCAACTCGATGAATGCCATGTTCTGCAATGGCAACGGCGAACGTCGCTACAAGGTGAACGTACAGCGCTGCCCGGTGTACGCAGAATCGCTCGAACAACAGGTCTGGGCCGAGAACGGTGAGCCGGATAAAACGGCGGATAACGATCACCCTAACGATGCCGGCGGGTATTTCATTGTGAAGCAATTCCCGATCATCAAACCAACCGGAAAAGTCACCCAACTGCGGATGTAAAAACATGCCTGATATTTCAACGCCCAACCTCGACTATAACGATATGGTTGAGGCATGGGATATTAATGATGCGCTGATGGGCGGCACGCTGGAAATGCGCCGACAGGGCAAGAAGTATCTCCCGAAATGGCCGAACGAAGATCCTGAAAGCTATAAGGAGCGTTTAGCTTCGGCAACGTTACTACCTGCCTATGAAGAGGCCATTAAACAAAACATCGGGCGAGTGTTTGCTGAGCCGACGGTATTGAGTGAGGACTCTCCTGAACAAATACGAGAGTTGTCGCCAGATATTGATATGGAAGGAAACCGGCTCGATGTCTGGGCACAGCAATTTTTCAGCATCGGATTCCAGTATGGTCTGGTACATGCGCTGGTGGACTTCCCGAAAATTGACCCGGAGGCAGTAAAAACTAAAGCCGACGAAAAAGCCGCGGGATCCCGCCCGTATGCCACGATGTTAAATCCTCGCCAGGTCATCGGCTGGAAATCGAAAGTGGTTAAAGGGAAAGTGGTGCTGACCGATCTGCGTATCAGAGAGGTCATCATTATTGATGGCGATGATTACGGGCAAACGAAAGTTGAGCAAATACGCCATATCATGCCGGGTAAGGTTGAAATTTATCGCCGAAATAAAGGTGAAAATGGTGAAAGCCAGTGGCAGATTCACGACGAGTGGGAAACCAGTCGCGATGATATTCCCCTGGTGACGCTTTACACGAAGCGAACAGGCTTTATGCGCGGTTCACCGCCACTGCTTAATCTCGCTTTACTGAATATCAAGCACTGGCAGAGTCAGAGTGAACAGGACAACATCCTGCATGTCGCTCGTGTGCCGTTGCTGGTGGCTTACGGTCTGGCTGATGGCGAAACGTTGACGATAGGTTCTTCCTCTGCGACTCGTTTCGATGACCGCCAGCGGCAGGGACTGGAATATGTCGAGCATACCGGAGCTGCGATTGAAGCCGGTAAGATTTCCCTTGAGGATCTGGAAAACCAGATGCGTCAGGCCGGCGCAAAATTGCTGCGCGCGGAAAACACATCGACTAAATCCTTAGACCAGACTCACGAAGAGCGGATGCAGGAGAATTCACCTCTCTACACCATGGCAAGCTCGCTTGAGGATGCGCTCGATAATATCCTGCAGATTATGGCGGAATGGCTGGGCGAGAAAGAAGGCGGCAATGTCGATGTACGCACCGAACTGGATGTTTCAGCCCAGACGTTTGATGCCGCAGCTGCAACAGCTGTTCAGTCGCTCCGTCAGGGTGGCGATATACGTCAGGTCGATGCTGTTCGCGTATTGCAGGCGCTGAAATTTATCGACCCGGACGCCAAACCGGAAGAGGTGATCGACGAGTTGCGGAATCAGCAGGTCACGCTTGCCGGCGGACTAAGTAACCCGGGTGGTGCAAATGGCAACGGCGAATGACAAGCTTCAGGATGAATCGATAGCCCATGCGATATGGGTAGCGCGGTACAGCACCAGCGTTGCAAACAGAATGATAAAAATCCTGAATGAAAGCGATGCGGAACTGACAGCCAGATTGCTGGTGGCGATGGATAGCCTGGATGCTGACAGCTTTACCGTCTCGCGACTGGAAGCGCTGCTTGTTAGTGTCAGAGCTCTCAATCGCGAGGCTGTGCAGTCAATGTGCGCGGGACTATCTGAAGAGTTGCAGCTGCTCGCTCAACACGAAGCAGGCTTTCAGCTGAGCCTGTTTCAGTTTGCGATCCCCGATGATGTGCTTTCGCTTCACCCGCTGGTGGGCATTTCACCGGATGCCGTTTACGCCGCGGCGATGGCACAGCCGTTTCAGGGGCGCCTGCTTTCGGAGTGGGCAGATAACCTTGAAGCTGACAGGATGGCAAGAATATCCAATACAGTGCGGCAGGGTTTTCTCCTGGGCGATACGCATGAGCAAATCGCCAGAAAGGTCCGTGGTCATGCTAACCGTGGTTATCAGGATGGCGCGCTGCAGATGAGCCGCACCAATGCCGGCAGTATTGCAAAAACGGCTGTGGGGCATCTTGCTTCGACGGCCAGGAAAAGCTTCGCAGATGCGAACGATGACATTTTGAAGGGTAAACAGTGGTTATCCACTTTGGATAACCGTACATCAAAAGACTGTCGGATTCGCGACCGCCTCAAGTACACACTGGATAACAAGCCGATCGGCCATAAGGTGCCGTATCTGCAGGGACCCGGGAAAATCCATTTCTGCTGTCGCAGCGTCGAAACCTACATCCTGAAATCGTCTGATGAGCTGGGTATTGCTGTAGGGCAAATATCCGATAGCTCACGTGCCAGCATGGACGGGCAGGTGCCTTCGGATACCGATTATCAGGGCTGGTTCTCGCGCCAGTCGTTCACTCGCCAGTCCCAGATCGTTGGCGTAACTCGGGCCCGACTGATTCGTGACGGCGGCATGTCGCCCGATGACTTCTACAACGACAAGGGCGAATGGCTGACTCTGGAGCAACTGCGTAACCTGGATGCTCAGGCGTTCAGCAACGCCAGACTTTAAAGCTTTTTAAGTCTTCAATCAGGCTGCCTCCGGGCGGCCTTTTTTATTGCCGTGATCCGGATGGTGAGCGGTGCAACGGTCGGATGACCCCGAAAAGGTAACCACATGAAACTGAAAACAGTCGAAGTTAACGGCAAAAGTTATGCAGAAGTCGATGCGAGCGGTTTACCCGTCTATGTCCACGATGACGGCCAGGAAGTTGGTTTTGATGCTGTGCAGGCCGTTGGGAAAATCTCCTCTCTGAATGGCGAGGCGAAATCTCATCGTGAAGCCAAAGAAGCAGCTGAAGCCAGTCTGGCTAAGTTTGCCAAAATCGGTGATCCGGCGAAAGCACTCGAAGCGCTGGAGATGATGACTAAAATAGACCAGAAAAAACTGATCGACGCGGGTGCCGTTGATCAAGTTAAAGCGGATATCACCAAATCCTTCCAGTCCCAGCTTGATGAAGCTACTCAGCGTGCGACGACCCTTGAAGGCCAGCTTTATAAGGAAATGATCGGCAGCCGGTTCTCTGGCTCGAAATTCATCGCAGATAAAGTGGCAATCCCAGCAGATATGCTTCAGGCGCGTTTCGGTCAGTCCTTCAAAGTCGAGGATGGTAAAGTCGTTGCCTATGACGGTTCAGGCAACAAAATTTATTCACGCTCAAAGCCGGGCGAACTGGCGGCCTTCGATGAGGCGCTGGAATTCCTGGTGGAGCAATACCCTCAGAAAGACCACATTCTGAAGGCCAGCGGCAACCAGGGCGGCGGCTCTCGCCAGTCTCAGCATTCACTCGGTCAGAAAACGATGAAACGCGATGCGTTTACCAGTTTGAGCCCGACAGATCAGCAATCAACTCTCAAAGACGGTATCACCATCGTCGATTAATTCTTTGCCAGCCGCCGGATGGCAGCTGGTGTCGGAGCTGGATAGCTCAACCAACCCTATATTTTAATCTCCAAGGAATCCATACACATGGCTAATACGCTTACCGGGTTGATCCCGACTATCTTCACGGCTCTGGATACCGTATCTCGCGAACAGGTCGGTTTTATCCCGGCTGTATCGCGCAATGCGAAAGCTGATGCTGCGGCGAAGGACCAGACTGTTACTGCGCCGGTTGCGCCACCGGCAACCACTGTTGATATTACCCCGGGGGCCACTGCGCCAAATGACGGCGACCAGACGATCGGTACCGTTGATGTCAAAATCACCAAATCCAAAATGGCCCCGGTCAAATGGAACGGTGAAGAACAACTAGCGCTGGGGCCCGCAGGGACATACAACACCATCCTGGCAGATCAGTTCAAGCAAGCGTTCCGTGCGCTGGCAAATGAGATGGACTCGGATCTCGCGGCTTTGTATTTCGCTTCCTCCCGCGCTGTCGGTACGGCAGGTGCTGCTCCATTCGGGATTGCTGGCGATCTGTCGGATGCGGCAAATGCGCGCCAGGTATTGTCCGATAACGGCTCCCCGACTACCGATTTGCAGATGGTCCTTGGTTCCTCTGCGATTGCTAACCTCCGTGGTAAACAGTCAGTTCTGTTCAAGGTGAACGAGTCTGGTACCGATGCGCTGCTGCGTGAGGGTATCGTGGGGCGACTGGAAGGATTCAACATCCATGAATCCGCGCATGTTAAGAAACGCGCGGCATCGGCTGCCACTGATTATCTGGTAAATGGTGCAAAATCGGAGGGTGATATCCTGATCGCGATTGATACCGGCACGGGTTCTTTCACGGCAGGTGATATTGTGACGTTTGATGGTGATAGCAACAAATACCTCGTTGCTGCAGCTACTGCTACCACTATTACCCTGGCAGCACCGGGCTTGCGTCAGGCGCTGGCGGATAACTCCGCGATTACTACCGTAGGTGGATATACCGCAAACATGGCATTCGACCGTAACGCGTTCCTGCTGGCTGCGCGTACCCCGGCAATGCCGCAGGGCGGTGATACTGCGGATGACGTCATGAACGTTACTGACCCGGTGTCAGGCATCACTTATCAGGTGGCGCTGTACCGTCAATACCGTCAGGTGCGCTACGAAGTTGGCCTGTCTTGGGGCGTAGCGGCAGTGAAAACTGAGCACTCGGTTCTGCTGTTGGGTTAATTATCGGGGGCTTCGGCCCCTTTTTTTAGTGGAGGGCTTATGGCCGGATTAACCAAAGAGCAGCGTGCTGAACGTGCTGCAGCAAAACTTGCGACCGTGCAGGTTGACGCCAATACTCCTGCACAGCAGGAACTGCAGCTGGTGGCGATGATTACCGATTTCCCGGCATTCCCCGGCGCTCCTAATACAGCCAACGTTCACCCTGATGAAGTGGAGAACTGGAAGGCGCACGGCTGGAAAGAAATGGAGTGATGCATGATCACTTTCGTCACCGTTGAAAATGTCAATTCGATACTCGGTGCCACCTGGGCGGATGAAAGCAAAAAAGCCAAATCTGTGCTGATGGCTAATACCTGGATGAATGGACTTAACCTGAAAATGCCGTGCGATAAGGCAACTCACGAAACCATCATTCCTGACGATGTAAAACAGGCTGGCGCCTATGCGGCGCTGGCGGCGGCAAATGGCGGGCTGTATCAGCAGAAAACTGACTCGGGGGTATTGCTGAGTAAGGCCGTTGACGCTGACGACGTTTCTGTTTCCAAAACCTTCTCAGAACTTGCTACCAACAGCTCTGCATTGCTTGATTCTGACCTGCAGCTGGCTCTGGCCATGCTTAAGCCATACGGTGTTAATCAGTCGCAGGTGCGGCTGGTGAGGGGGTAACATGCAAAATCCGGATGTGCATTATGCCGGTGACGGGTTCGGTCCTCGCGATGTGTTTGTGAATGGAAACCCGATCAGACATGTCGTTTACGCAAACCCGGCAAAGGGCGTTGTTGAGTTTGCTCCGCTCCCGCTGCGGGTTAAGCGCAGCGGCGCAATTTATACCCGAAAACTCCACGGTACGGTGATCGTTAAACCTCAGCAGCGTAGTGGTGGGTGCAATGGGAATTCGTGACGAACTGCAAACCGAAGTCGCTGCGGCATTCGATACCGACCTGAAGGATGCTGTTAAGGATTTCACTGGAACATACACCGTACGAGGTGACTGGGACCCGGTTACGGAAACCGGCACTGAAACGCAGGTGACTTACTCGGGGCGCGGAGTGCTGGCGCGCTATAAACTCCGCCGCATCGATGGTGTTAACATCCTTCATGGTGATGTGAAACTCACAGCCCTCGTTAATGAGGTCACCGACAAGCCAGAGGTTGAGCACATCATCACGGCACCTGACCCGATCACTGGCGTACTCCAGCGCTACGAGGTCATTACCGCTTCTGCAGACTCTGCTGGTGCTGCGTACTCCATTCAACTGCGGAGGGCGTGATATGACTAAGGGCTGGAACATTGACCCGGCGGCATTCGCCGGGCTGGTGGAGGACGACGTCAGGTTACGGCAAAGAACCATCGCCATTCAGCTGCTGAATGAAATCGTCCAGCGATCGCCTGTAGGTAACCCGGAGTTATGGGCTATCAACGCCACTGCGGTGCAGTACAACAAAGCGGTAGGTGAGTGGAACGAATCTCTTTATGCCGATCCTGCCAACCTGACAAAGACAGGCCGTCTCAGAAAGAAAGCACGTGTTAACGATGGCATGGATATCCGGCGTCCGGCTGAGTATCGCGCAGGAACTTTCCGGGCGTCACACTTTGTCAGTATTGGAGAACCAGATCATTCAATACCATCAGAGCCTGACCCGCGGGGAACGATGACATTCCTCAAC